GGATGGGCTGTGATTCAACAAATAATTGATAGAAATTATCCTAACCTATATTATTCACCTAAAAATGAGAATAACGGAAATATAGATATATATTATGATAAATACATGGATACTTCTAAGATGACGGCTGGTTTTTCTAATACTACTCGAACAAGACCCATGCTTATAGGTAAATTTCAAGAATATATTAGTACCAAATCTGTAATTATTCAATCAAGAAGATTGATAGAAGAGATGAAAGTATTTATATGGAAAAATGGACGTCCAGAAGCTCAACAAGGATATAATGATGATCTAGTAATAGCGTTTGCTATTGGAATGTATATAAGAGATATAGCTTTGATAGGAGGGCAGAAGGGTGTTGATATGACTAAATCTATGTTAAATAACATGCATGTAAATCGTACCAGCTATAATGGAAATCAATTTTCTCAAGGTAACGATAATCCATACAATATAGATACTCCATACGGAACAGAAAATATAAGTTGGCTACTTTAATATATTTATAATAAACAAGCTTGGCTATGCAAGCCTATGTTTGTATATTCTTTAAATAATAAATTTTACACAAAATAAAATGGCTGAAAAAGACGTTTTTTCAAGATTAAAAAGATTATTCTCTTCAAATATTATGGTGCGTAATGTTGGGGGTGATCAAATCAAGGTTATAGATATAAACACCATACAAACAGGTGGAGAAGTAAAAACTAATTCATTAGTAGATAGATTTAACAGAGTATATACTACTAATCCATCATCTCTTTATGGTGCTCAATTCAGTCAGAATTATAAATTTTTAAGACCCCAAATATATTCTGAATATGATTCAATGGACCAAGATGCCATTATAGCCTCCGTGCTTGATATTATGGCTGATGAATCTACTCTGAAGAGTGATATGGGAGAAATACTCCAAATCCGTAGTTCAAATGATGATATTCAGCAAGTATTATATAATTTATTTTATGATGTATTGAATGTTGAATTTAATTTATGGTCATGGATTCGTCAGATGTGTAAATATGGTGATTTCTTCCTTAAATTAGAAATAGCAGAAAAGTATGGTGTATATAATGTAATTCCATACACAGCTTACCATATTGAACGTCAAGAAGCTTACGATACAAAAGATCCATCGGCTGTTCGTTTTAAATATGATCCAAACGGAGTATTAGCATCTAGTACTGGTATGTATGCTTCTCCTAACTCAAATGTAACAGACACTAATGGGATTTATTTCGATAATTATGAAATGGCTCATTTTCGTTTAGTAACAGATGTCAACTACTTACCTTACGGCCGCGCGATAATTGAACCGGCACGTAAACTGTTCAAGCAGTATACTCTTATAGAAGATGCTATGTTAATTCATCGTATATCAAGAGCCCCAGAAAAACGTATATTTTATATTAATGTGGGAGCTATTCCTCCGAACGAGGTAGATGCGTTTATGCAGAAAACTATTTCTAATATGAAACGCACCCCATATATCAATAAAGAAACAGGTGATTATAATTTGAAATTTAATATGCAAAACATGTTAGAAGATTTTTATATTCCTGTTCGTGGAAACGATGTTGCTACTAAAATTGAAACAGCCAAAGGTTTAGAATATACTGGGATAGAAGATGTAACTTATTTAAGAGATAAATTATTTGCTGCATTAAAGGTCCCACGCGCATTTATGGGATATACAGAGAATCTTCAAGGAAAGTCAACACTTGCTGCCCAAGATATTCGTTTTGCTCGCACAATAGAACGCGTTCAACGTATTATTGTTTCTGAATTAAATAGAATTGCTTTAGTTCATTTGTATTCTCAAGGATACAGAGATGAATTATTGACCAATTTCGAATTATCGATGACTACTCCTTCTATCATATATGATCAGGAACGCATTGAATTGATGAAATCGAAAGCTGAATTAACATCGACTTTGTTAGAACAAAATTTACTACCATCGGATTGGATTTACCATAACATATATCATTTAAGTGAAGACCAATACGATGAAATGCGCGATCTAGTAAGAGAAGATACTAAACGTAAATTCCGTCTTACCCAAATAGAAAACGAAGGGAATGATCCCCAAGAATCTGGTAAGTCTTATGGTACACCACACGACCTAGCATCGCTTTATGGTAAAGGAAGAATGTATACTGATTCTGGAAATGTGCCTGAAGGATATGATAAAGATGCTGTTCTAGGTCGTCCACAAGAAACAATATTATCTAGAAATAAACAAGAAGATAATTTTGGTAAAGATAGACTAGGCGTTCAAGGAATGAAAGATAAGGATAAAAATGATTCTGATTCTATTAGACCACAATACAAAGGTAATGGTCCATTAGCGCTTGAAGGTTCTAAAAAAGCGTTAATTCAAAATCAAAAGATATTATCTAAATTGGATAAATTCTCAGAAAAGAAAATGATATTCGAACAAGACCAAAACATCCAGTTCATGGATGAAGAACAATTAGAAGATTAACATCCTTTTACATATTTATAATTAAATACATTCCATTAATGAATAATATATCACATTCAAAATACAAGAATTCAGGCTTAATATTTGAAATTCTGATAAGAACTATATCAGCAGATACACTTAGGGGAGTAGATTCTCCGGCCATTGATATTGTTAAAAAATACTTTATCAAAACTGATTTAGGACGTGAATATAAACTTTACGAAACTGTGATGAAAGCAAAATCATTGACAGAAGGTAAAGCAGACATCCTCATTAATACTGTATTGGATGAATCGAAAAAATTCAATAGAAAAGGATTGAAATCATTGAAATATAATTTGATTAAAGAAATCAGCGACCATTATAATTTAGATGAGTTTTTCAATACAAAAATTAAAACATACAAAGAATTAGCATCTATTTATACTCTTATTGAAACGACCAATTCAAAAGAAGTTATCAACCCTCAACAAGTAGTAAATAATAAATTTACTTTATTAGAATATCTTACTAAACAGCCAGCCGAAAATGTTGAAATCATTAAAGAATCTATTGATGATTTTAAAGAAGCTGACAAAGATATTCGTATGCTTACCTATAGAATATTACTTGAAAAATTTAACAGCAAATATGATGGTTTAAGTCATAAACAAAAAGTAATATTAAAAGAATTTATTAATTCACTTGATTCAACCCCTCAACTCAAAAATTTCTATAATACTAAAATAGTTGAAATAAGAACTGAATTATTAAGTGAAATAAAAAAGACTAAAGATAAAGCCACCCAAATTAAATTGCAAGAAACTTCTAAATATTTAGTTGAGCTAGAAAAAGGAGATAAAATAACCACCGAACATTTGGTTGATTTATTACAGTATTGTGATTTAATTAGTGAAATTCAAACTGCTAATAAAAATGTATAAATATAAGCTCAAAGAAATAGATTTAGGTGATATTAGTGTTAATAATGGTGTTAAAACCAAAGTTGTATCTAAAGATCCTGAAACTAAAACCGTTGAATGGGATGTTAAATATAATGTTGATTTAGGCAATCCGATTAAAAAATTCAATGAAGCACTTGATTCACTAAAAGATATAAGCAGACAGCACAGAGACGATTCATTTTTAAGAGATATTATCGAAAGTGTTAAATCAATTAAAAACGATTATCGCGCTCACGTTCGCACAGAATATCCTGCTGATTATGATGAATTGAAACGTAAAAGTGCTTACATGAAAGAAGATATTGAAGAATTAGATGAAGAATCTACCTCAGGAGATGCTGGTGGGTATTCGACACCTTTCGCTTTCAGCGCTAAGAAAAATTCTCCTAATCCTGCTACTAAATATATGGTCAAAACATTTAAATATAAACTAGTTCCGAAGAAGATCAAAGGATCTGGTTTAGAAGTTAAACAATTGTGGAAAGAAAATGGCATATAAATATAGACTTAAAGAAACCAATTCAGATGCTGATCAATTTCAACAACAACGTTTAGCGTCATTTGATGGAATAGAAGCAAAACTAGATACACTTAAAAAATATGTTGTTAGAGCTAAATTAGCAACAGATAAATTTTATAGAGCTAACCCGGACTCATACGAGGTAGTTTATTCAACTGATTTAGCAAACGATTATTTAAAAGACTTATTCACTTTATTCAAACCAGACGAAGAATGAAATCACCAAGAACCTTGCAGGAATTTTATAACGCAGCACAAAACGGAACAGGCGCTAAAGACGTATTCCTAAAAGAAGCAAAACAATTATATTCGAGTTTAATTCCTAACGCTGCTACTTTTGATCAAACAGTTAAAATACTCAAAAACAAAAGTGTATTGAACGAAAATTATATTGATCTTAAACCCATTGGTGGTTATGAAGGTCGCGAATTAGAAACATGGGAAACAAAATTCAAATCGTTTTTGAAAGAACAGGAAGAAGAAGCTGTAAAAGCAGACTCAACTAAAGTATCCAAATACACAGAAGACGCCAAGAAGAAAGGATACGATAATTCAGATGTAAAAAATCTCGATAATCAAATCGGTCAAGAAGTATTAAATGGTATTGCATTCGAAGCACGCGAAAATCCAATCAAAACATTAGATGAAATACGCGCTA